TGAGGGTTCAGCATTTTCTGACACCAACATGGAATCAGCATTCATTTCAGTGCCAGTGAAGAAATTCGCAGGTCAACAAAATTTCACGGTGGAATTGCTCACACGCACTTCACCACTTTTTTATGATGAGTTGCTTCGTAACATGGTTGCGGCCATGGCTAAGGCACAAAACGCTTATGTTTCATCAATCCTTGTTGCGAACGCAACTATTGACGGAACAACATTGTCAGCACTTCCAACTGCTGCTGAATTATTAGCATTTGTTTCACGCGGTGCTGCAAGTGTTTACACAAACACAACAGGATTTGCGCAAAACATTGTTATGGGTGCAAGCCAGTGGGCAAACACAATGGCACTAAACGATAACGGCCGTCCAATTTACATTGCGGCTCAACCACAAAATGCTGGTGGCGCATTGCGTCCAGATTCATTGCGTGGAAATGTCGCTGGCCTTGATTTGTATGCTGATTTTGCTGCACCTGCTGGAAGTGATGACGGTTCAATGATTATTGTGAACCCTGCTGCATACACATGGTATGAAGGCAACAATTATCAGCTACGCGCTGAGTCAAGTGCTGACGGTTCAATCAATGTCGGTGTTTATTCATTCGGTGCTTGTGCAATCAAACTTGCTGGTGGAGCATTCCGCAACAACAAGTAAAAAACCAATCATGCGCCGTGGTCACTCCCGAACGCGGCGCAGCAGACGAAAGGGACGGAAATGCCAAGTATTGTTTCAACCGCGCAGTTGCGCAGCATTCTTGGCGTTTCCGTTTCCCTATATCCCGACAGTTACCTGGACGAAATTATCAACACTGCTGAAGCGGTCATTTTGCCAATGTTGGTTGCAAATACAAATGCAATCAGTGCTTATGAATTGACAGACAATGTTGCAATTTATTACACCCAACGTGAACACCATTTTGTTGCGGGTCAATCAATAATTGTGACGGGATTACCCGCACCTTTCAGCGCAACAGTCACCGTTGTTAAAACAGGCGTTTTTCATTTCACCGCTGCAATCACAAGTGCGAATGTGACCTTGCGCGACATTATCCCAACAGGCACGGCCACACTTTCGGGTTATTCTGCCGTTGATATTTATGCCAATTCGCCACCAATTGAATCAGCCATTCTTGCAGTCAGCGTTGAAGTCTTTCAATCACGCGTTGCCGCTGGTGGACAAATCGAAGGCGTAGATTTTGCCAGCACGCCATATCGTATGGGCAGAAGTTTGACCAACAGGGTGTCCACATTACTTCAGCCGTTTCTTGACGTTGAAACTATTTGCCAATGACCGCATCAACAATTGCTGACACTCGCGCTGCACTGGCAAATTCATTTTCCGCTTTAGCTGCCAGTGTGTATGCCTCAGTTCCCGAATCGCCAATTCCACCAGCAATAGTGGTTGTCCCAAATTCACCTTACATGGAAGTTGTTCTAATTGGTAAGGCACAAACCAAAGTCAAACTTAATTTTGCAATCACTGCCATTGTTGCTTCCAATAGCAACGCAGGTTCATTAGATAACTTGGAAAAACTAATAATCGGAATTCTTGCGGCAATGCCCGCGGGATATGTTGTTGACCTTGTTGAAAAGCCAACAGTGTTAGAGATTGGGCAATCCCCAATGCTTGTGGCTGACATCAATGTTTCAACTTACTACACACAGACAATCTAAGAAGGAGAAGAAATGGCCACCACAGTAATAACTGGGCGCGATGTCACCTTTACTATTGGTGGCAACAACTTTGATGCTCAGGCAACTTCAGCAATTCTAAGCAACTCACCAACAATGGTTCGTTATCAAACCCTTGACGGTGTAGTCAATCGCCACATTGATGATGAATTCACTTTTGCAGTTGAAATGCTCGCAGACTGGGGCGCATCACCTTCATTGTGTGAAACACTTTGGGGCGTTACTGAATCAGCACCTAACACAGGAATCACAACAGTTTTGACTGCATCAACTGGAGCAGTCTTTACATTTCAGGTGTTGCCAGTTTATCCAAGTGCGGGCGGTGCTGCACCTGATGCACAGACCGTTTCAATGTCATTTGTTGTCATTGGAACACCTTCAGAAAACTTCAGCTAAAACTAACAATCGGGAGACAAAATGAAACTACCAATAACAATTGAATACAATTCAGGGGAGTCAGCCACATTTGTGGCTGCTCCACCTGAGTGGGTGAAGTGGGAAAAGCACACAGGTCACACGATTAGTCAAGCACAAGATAAAATCGGAATATCCGATTTGGTGTTTTTGGCTTATCACGCCATGAAGCGGGAAGCCGCTGGCAAGCCAGTGAAGCCAATTGAAGCCTGGACAGAAACTATTTCTGACGTGGTAGTTGGTGAGACAGACCCAAAAGTTACGCAGTCGGAAGTCTAAGCCGAATCATTTGGGAACTGGTCATTGCGACTGGATTACCAAAGTCAGAATTTGAAACGGCTGAAGATATACTGACTGCAATTGAGATTTTGGAAAGGCGGGGAAATGGCTAGTGAAGCAATCACTTACGACAAAGCGGAATTGCGTGCCATTACCCGTTCTTTCAAAGCAATGGACGAAGAAGCAATTGCACAAGCCAAAGAAAAATCTTCGGCTTTAGCTGATTTCGTGCGAACACAAATCATTTCTGCTGCTGGCACGCGCACGCGTAATCTTTTGGACAATCGGGTTGCTGAAGGTTCAAAGGTTTCTAAGTCGTCCAAAATTGGTGAAATTTCATTTGGTTTTGCTGGCCAGAAGTTAAGCGGCGGCGGCACAACCCAACAAGTGTGGGGCGGCGTTGAATTTGGTTCAAATAAATATAAGCAATTTCCAGTGTGGTCAGGTCGTGAAGGTCGCGGTTCGCGTGGCTGGTTTATTTATCCAACCTTAAGAAGTATTCAGCCTGAAATCATTAAGCGTTGGGAAGAAGGATTTTCCAAAATAGTGAAGGAGTATGACTAATGGCTGGTAGTCGCACGCTCAAACTTTCCATTCTTGGTGATGTTGATAATTTAACCAAATCGCTGAAAACGGCAGCAACTGACGTTGATTCTTTTGGCGACAAAATAGGCAAAGTTGGAAAAGTCATTGGTGCTGCATTTGTGGCCGCGGCTGCCGCTGCTGGAGCCTATGCGGTCAAAATTGGCATTGACGGCGTTAAGGCTGCATTGGAAGATGAAAAAGCCCAACGCATTCTTGCGCTGACTTTAGAAAATACAACAGGCGCGACTAACGCTCAAATTGCAGCCGTTGAGGATTACATAACAAAGACCGCGTTGGCAACGGGTGTCACTGATGATGAATTGCGACCAGCATTTTCACGCTTGGTTCGTTCAACAAAAGATGTCGAGGAAGCGCAAAAATTATTAAGTTTGGCGTTGGATATATCAAGTGCAACTGGCAAGCCATTAGAGTTAATTTCAAATAGTTTAGGAAAGGCCTATGACGGCAATACAAATGCTTTAGGCAAATTGGGCTTAGGTATTGACCAATCCATTTTAAAGACAAAAGATTTCAATAAAGTTTATGAAAGTTTGCGCGGTTCATTTGCTGGTTTTGCAGCACAAGAAGCGAACACGTTTCAAGGTCGCTTAGACCGTTTGAATGTGGCATTTGATGAAGCCAAAGAAACAATTGGTTTTGCATTGCTGCCAGTGCTTTCCAATTTGATAACTTTTGTCAATGATAAAGCGGTTCCAATCATTACCAATTTGGCAAATGCTTTCAGTCTTAAAGGTGAGGGTGGTTTAGGCAGAACAATCAATGATGTTGGTGCTGCAATTAAATCATTTGTGTTGCCAATTTTTGACGGTATGAAATCTACATTTGATAAAATTAAGGCAACCATTGTCGAAAACAAAGATGAATTTCAAGCCTTTTTTGATGTCATAAAATATGCCGCGCCTATTATTGGAACCGTTGTTGGAAAAGCATTTGACCTAATTGGTTCCATTGCTAGCGTTGTGTTGAATTTGATTTCCAACGTACTTGCTGCAATTAAGCCATTGTTGAACACTGCAATTGACGGAATCAACACAATTATTACTGGCATCAACTTAGTCAAACCTGGTGAAGATATTAAGAAAGTGCCAAAAATCGGTGACGGATTTGCCACGTCAGGCGCACCTGGTGCAATCAAGGGTGGGGGGTCAACAGGCGGCACAACTGGTGGGGGTTTTACTGGTGGAGGAACCACGGGTGGGGGAACCACGGGTGGGGGAACCACGGGTGGGGGGTCAACAGGCGGCACTGGCACTGGCACTGGCACTGGTGGAACATCAGGTGTTGCAGCAGTTGCGACAAAGGCAGCCAAAGCAATCACAGACATTGCGGGGGCATTTGATAATTTCACAAGCGGCACACAAAGCCTTGCAGCAATTGAAGCGGCTTCAAATCGAGCATTTGCATTTGGCACATCAGGGGTCAACACAAATTCACTTGCAGGAATTTTAGCTGCATCAGCGCAACCGCAAGTCAACATCACAATCAATGGCGCAATGGATAAGGAAGGAACTGCCCGCGAATTTGTTGAATTACTCAATTCTTCTTATTACCGCGGCACGGGCGGGGCAGGAAGCCTGGTGGGTGTATGACCCAATGGAACCCCATTTGGAATGTTGAAATTGACGGTGTTTCATACACCAGCGCAATTCTTGCAAATTTAACCATTCGCAGTGGTCGAACAAACATTTACGAACAAGCCCAAGCGGGTTATATCAACCTTCAATTGATAGACATCAACCAAGCAACAATCCCCGTTTCAATCAATTCAACCATTTCGGTTGAAATCAAAGATTCAACAGGCGCATTTGTTGCCA